CAAGAAGCTAAATCATATGCAGACTGGTCAGGAGATGTAGGTCTTGCAGGAGCACCAGGACCACAAGGTCCCGGCCTTTTCGGTGGGATGACTGTTGGTCAACTAGGAAAGAGTGGAGCAAGTGGTAGAGGACCATATAGCGGTACTGGTGGTCCTAGAGCCAGTGGTGGGCTTGTACAGAATATGTATGATGGTGGTGTGGTTGGTAAGAAGAAAGAAACTAAGCCTATGTACGATGGTGGTCTAGTCTGATCTTAGTAAAGGATGAGGAGTAAACAGAATGAAGAAACCCTTATATATTAAAGTAGCGATCATCATATCACTTGTGGTTATCGTAGTGGTTGGAATTATCTTGATGACAAATGACATGAGATGCGTCCCTCCCTGTGTCTAGATGAAGGACGCCCTAACCGCTCACGAAAAGGCCACGATGACATGGCGGTGGACGGCACTAATAATATATCTGCTGATATGTTTCTATGATTTTATGTTTGTACCTATATGGTACGGTCTTAATAGACCAGATATAAGCCTGTTCATGGAGATCATTAATAGCACTGAAGAGCCGATGGTGCAGATGGAACTCATGAAAAAATTGACAGGCCAACATAATCCCTTCACCCTCCAAGGGGGCGGGCTCTTCCACCTGGCCTTTGGGGCCATCCTAACGGGATCCGCCTTTGCTTCTAAAAAGTAATTAGTTTGATCTTAGTAAAGGATGTAGTGTCTTTAAGTCAGCTTCTAGTTTTTCTACTTTATCTAAGGTATACACTAAAAACTTATGAATTAAGTCTTTATTCTCATAATGAGGGTATGACTTATCAATTATATTTAGCCAGTCGTTAGGATGTAGGAACGACTTTTGAAATTCTAAATTACCATCTGCATTTAAAACAATTCCAAACTTAACTAAGGTAGCTTCTGATCGTGGGCTACCTTTTTTTATTTTGTTTTTTGTTGCCACTGAGTATCTTTTTTTACTTCGAGGGTCTCTTCTGCTTGTTCAACTTGGCTACCATATTCTTCTAACTCTAACTCTTACATTTAAATACTCCAATACGTTCTTACGCTGGACACGGTGGTAACTACCTAAATTCTCATTTAGATATTCAAGCTCCATCTCCAGCCCTTCTCGATGTTTTTGTATCTCTGCTCTATCAACCATTTTTCTCTCCTATTAGTTCCTTGATTCTAATGTATGCCTTCTGAAGCTGTTGCTGCAAAAGGTATACATTCTTTTTTAGAATACTAATCTCACTATCACTCTTCTCTGGCTGCATCTTTTTGCATTGAGTCGATTTGAGTGTAAGGCTTGTCACCAATCAAATCTTTAACAGCTTGATTACCATATTTACCAAGTCTATAAAAGACAACCTTTGGTAGGCTAGCTCTCATAACACACTTGAGCGCACTATCAAGTGATCCAAAAGCATACACTCTACCACTTGAAGATACCCAATAGCCCTCTTCAGTATACATACCACTCTCTAACTGACATGTCTTAGGCCACTCTACAACACCCATACTTGCTAGTGCTGGCCTCATAGCGATACTTCCTACCGCAAGCAGAGCTACACACGCTGTTAGAATTACATACTTCTTCATAATACTATTCTCCTTAATTAATTATATCTACTACTTCGCATATATCGCCTGTACAATTTAATGTCTGACTACCTAAAGTTGTATCTCCTCTTTCATAGTCAGCTAAGTTTTCCCAGTTAATTTCTTTAGGCATTTCATTTAATAATTTAATGTACTCTTCTTCAGTTATATCCTGATAGGGAGCTTGCTTATAACTGTGTTCAGTCAGAGGCAAGAAACTTATACCAGACATAACATCAAAGTTATCATAAACAAAGTTAGCAACTCTTAACCACTCATGTTCATTAACACTTACTGTTATAGAAGGCTTATGTTCGCACCAATATTCTGCGTATATCTTCCATAATTCTAAATGCTCTATAGCTGTCATAGTATGACGTGTAATAGCACTCTTTGGAGAGTGCATAGGGAATGAAAATACAGCCATAGAATTAGGTTTATCTAGTGAGTCCTCACAAGGAAAGCCAGATTCAACCATGAACTGTGTTAGTGGATCTTTCTTATCAGCCCGTACTGTTCTAATATAATATTCATTATGTCTTGGATGAATACCACTTGCTGCATTAACAAGCTGACTCACTGTACCTGAAGGCTTCACACAAGTAATTGCTGTTGAAGCTTCAATATCTAGCTTGTCTGCCCAATGTCGATTAACTGCAACTGCATGAAGTCTAAGATTAGACAACAAAGCAGGAAGACTTTCCCTTGTGGTATTAGACAACATTGCATTATCAAGTATACCAGTTAAGGATACACCAAGCAACCTTTCTTCTTCTGTATTCCTTGTCCATTGTCTTCCAATACCTTTGAAGTTGGTAAAGGTAGACTGTATAGTACCAAGGATCGTTGCCATCTCTACCTTTTCTTGTAGAGTTTCAGGAGTATCCGTAGCTCTTACAACAACTTCTGATAGATTACAGAACTGTTTAGGTCTAAGGATAATTTCACAACAAGGATTAGTTCCATAGTCGATAGAGGGGTCACGCCTTTCATACTTAGCAGCTTGTGCTTGTGCTGCCTTACGATTAAAGATACCTCTTTCTCCTGACTTACTTTCATAGAGAGCAGTCCACTCTCTCATAAAGGTTCCTATATCAGGGTGCTCTGTATAGCATACACTGTTGTTTGATAGTGCCCTTTGAGGCTCCAAGTCCCACCAATTACCACTCTTGCAGTGTCTCATTCGATCATCACTAAGATTGCTTAATGAGATAAGGGCAGACCTACGAACCCCACCTACTACTACCACATCTGCAATCTTGCACATTAGATCATGACATTCAAGACTATTCAGTTTTCTACCTATCGACTTCTTAAAGGTATCAACTGTAAATCTAAATAGTTCATCCAATGGTTCAGGTCCACTTGAACGACCACCAAAAGTTTTTAGTCTAGCTCCTGCTGGGCGTAGTCTAGATAGATCCCACTTAGGAACCCTACCTGCATAGAGGATGTTGATAAGTTCTTTGTATCCTCTGTGCCATCCTTCCTTACTATCCTGTACAATGATAGTTGTTTCACTATCCTCAAACTCTTCAGGAACTTTAGGAAGCTCATTAATATATTGACGTTCTACAGAGAAGCCTACTCCTGTACCATGCATAAGGATATATAGACATTCATCAAATGACCTTGGACTATCAACAGGAAGATAGGAACAATTATATGCAGCAATATGGTTCTTCTCTAGTGCAGGTCCAGCGGTCATCAGTGCTCTCATGGAAGGCATAACATCCATATTAATTATGGAATTAACAATCCTCTTATTAATATCTTCTGATATTACAACATTATAATTATCTTTAATATATTTTGTATAGAAAGACATTAAACGATTAACAGTCTCATGCCATGTCTCTCTTCGCTGTGTTTCTTCTTGCCATCTAGAATACCTAGATTGATGAATGAAATGTTGGTAGTCAGTTAGTATCATTCACCTGTACCTCCTTCATCATTATCTTCATTCTTCGTTAGATTAAGTTCTGTTTGGTTTTTATTTTGATCTTCATTCATTTTAACTTCTTGCATCACCTTGGATATCAAAGGATTGGCTTCCTTAAAAGGTCTCTCTGCAAGATAATTTAGTATCTCATTTATAAGATCTGTCGTTAAGAATATTTTCATTTATATCTCCATTGTTATTGTATTTAAATTCCCTTCCAAAACCACTACACCAAGTCCTGTAGATCAGGCTCTTTATATAATTCTGATTTTAGTATCTTTCCATCCTTCCTGTGTATAGGTTCACCGTTCTTATCAAGTTTTGACATATTAGATATGTGAACTCTATTAAAAGCTACATCAAAGTTCCATCCATATGTATCAGCAAAACCAATACAAACATAAACTAGATCACATAGTTCTTTTAAAATATCTTCCTTATTTTTCTTTTGATCAATAGCTAACATAAGTTCTTTATATTCTTCTCGTATTAATTTTATCCTTAAATTTTTCTTGTGATCAAAACCAACTAACAAGTAAGGTTCATCTACAGGATGTTTAAAAGCAGTATGAAATTTTCGTAATTTATTCTTCAAAGTTTCATGTCTCATCTTTCACCTTCTTCAGTACTGTTTCTAATGTCCCATTGATTTTCTAATTCTTTTATCAATCTTTTGAAGTACCATCTAGCTTTATACAAGTCATTCAAGGGTTCCTTTTTATAATTATATCTAGATAAGTACTTGATTATGTTACCTTTTAGATAACCCTCAAGTTCTTTAGGTGTTATAGAACCTTTAATTAAATCTATAGTTTCTATTGAACCTTGATTATAATGAGATGGTTTTTGTATCTTGTCAAATTCTTCCATAGTATTATCGTGGAGTAAAGGGAACTACATTCTCTCCGATATACTGAATAGGAGAATCGTTGTTTTGTTTAGCAACAGCAAATTCATACTTTCCTAACGAACGAATTGAGTCTAGTTTACTTTCATCATGCAACATAGATAAAACTCCATAAGCTATTTCTTTAATTAAAGTTTCTTCTTTTGTGTCATTGGAAATATCAAATACTCTAACAGTAAATTCACTTTCTTTATCACCTTCTTCAATTGATATTACAACTTTATCTTTTTTAGGGTCACCTATCTTATCTTTAAGATTAGGAATACCAAGTAAAGTTTCTAGAATATCAGTGTCATCAGTCATACTTTTCTATGATCCTTTCAACTTGCTGTTTGATGAAGTGTTTTGTTTTAGGACAGTGTTCTTCAAGCTCTGCTATTGCATTCATCATAAGCTCTGGAGATATCACAAGTATACTTTGTGTCTTTAGGATGTCTTCAATTTTTGTTAAGTCTTCCTTTACTTTAATACAGTTCTCTTCATATGTCAAATCTGACCAATGAGTTGTTAAGGATTTTTTTATTCTTAAATTTAAGATATTACTTTTAATAACTTCGTCTCTCTCAGAGATAGGATATAGATACCATACATTCGGATTCATCACCAAGTCTTTTTCATGAATACGAATTTGTAAAACTATCGGCATGTCTCTACCCTTATAGGTCTATAGAATTTTCCACCTACAAAATTGTTATAGAAAGCTGGTTCATCTGTTCCTTCGATAACAGTAGTAAGAACACCTAGTTTCATTTGGTAAAAACACTCATAGTATTTTAGACTTCTTTTATTCTCGTACTCTCCAATAATATTGAACGTGAAATGTTTCTTACCAACCTTCTCTATATCTTCATTCAAGTATGTTGATGAGCCTGTATATGTTTGCCATCCAGAGGAACGCTTACGTTTCTTACGTCCAATAAAATATTGTTTACATCCTATGTAAGCCTTCTTAGTTTTCTTGTTAGTTATTACATATACGAAACCAAATTTATTAGTAATATCAGGAACAAAAACTTTTCGTTTATATTTCCAATGCATTATTTAAGTTCTTCAAACTCTTCATGAACTTCATTTAAACGTCCAGTTGATAAACTATACAACATTTTACAAGCTGGTCCTGTCAATCCAGAGAACCTGTTCTTGATTACCCGTACCGTTGTAGTATGTCTCTGCATCTCATCTTCATGTTGACCATTTCTTTCCAGGCCAATAACGATATCGGATAGCTGGCCTATACTGGCTGATCCTCTTAGCTGAGAGAGGGACGTTACAGCACCCTCTTCATGACCAGTAGACATGGGCCTACGAAGATGAGATACGATAAGCAAGGCAATGTCAAGCTCCTGTACAACAGTACGCATCTTGGTCATGATTTCATCCAAGGCACGTCTCTCGTCTGCATTATTCTGATCAGAGACTATAATACTTATGTGATCTAGTACCACATACTTACAATTAAGAGCTTTAGCAAAGTATCTTATCCTGTTTAGGATTGAATCAATAGAGTTAGAACCGAAGTGGTCATAGAAGAATAACCTTCCTGTTCCTAGTGTGTTATCAAAGTACTTCTTTAGATCCTCATCATTTACAGAACTAAATTCTGAAGGTAGGTGCAAACATTTGTTAGCTTCGAGACTCATAAAGGCAAGCCCACTTCTCTTTACGGACTCTTCCATGAACATCATACCTACATTGTCTTCAGTGTTCTTAAAGATATGATAGATCAACTCTCTAATAAACTGTGACTTTCCTAGACCAGAACCTGCTGTGACAGTAACAAGTTCTCCCATGCGTATACCATAAGTTAGATCTTGTAGACCTTGGAAAGGGTAGTTGATAGCTGCTTCTGTAGAACCCTCAATGATAGTGTCCCACATATCTTGACCAGATACAATACCTTCAGGAGTATAACTCTTAGCATCCCACCAGTCTTGTACAAAGTCTTTGTTCTTATTGTTTACAAGATAGTCATTAGCATCCTTGTATTTGAGGTTCATCACCTTTGCTTTAGGCGACAACATCTCCGCTACTCTGATAGATGCTTTCTTTCCGGCATCATCATTATCAAAACAAATAACTACCGTATCGAAGGATGTCAGAAAATCATAGTTATCTGATACATCTTTAAGTGCTGATGCTGCACCATTACGAATAGATACTACAGGCCACTTACTACCTAGCAGTTGATAGGCACTCATAGCATCTACTTCACCTTCACATAAGGTTACATACTTACCACCCTCTGGAAAGATGTTCTGTCCAAACAGCATAGCACCTTTGATATCACCTTCAGAAAAGAACGTCTTGTTCTCAATGTTCCTTACCTTGTTAGCAATATGTGTACCTTCTTTGTTGTAGTATGGATAAAAATGTTTAGTACCATTAAGCATGGTCCCGTATCGCCTACACGTATCTTCTTCAATTCTCCTATCTGGAATAGGTCCAATATTTCCTGTACTAACTTTCGTATTAGAGATAGCAGGTTCCATATAGTATTCCTTATTGTTTGATGAAACATAATATTTGCAATCAGGGGTAAAGCATTTTTTGTGACCGTCTTTGTATACTCCTACGTTATCTTTACTACCGCATTTAGGACAAGACTCATGTTTGAGAAATGGCATCTACTTCTTTTACCTCATTAGTTATCTCAACTACTTGTGGTTCTCTATCTATATTTGTAAAGTACCTCCTTCCTTCTCCATATTTAAATACTCTCATATCAGGGAAGCATGTCCACTTATAAGGACAGTAGCCACAATCTCTATTAAGTTTCATATTGCCTGACTTACCATCTGCTACAGGTACATAGCACAAATCAGGCATGGCATCACTACTAATAATCTTCTTCAGGTCATTTATACGTTGACCAGCATTGATAAGGGACAACTCATCTACCTCTACTAGACACATCTCTCCGGTGACTTTGTTTAGTCCTAGAAGATACCCTATATCCTTACCTTCTCCTTCAACGTATCCACTTATCTGTCCAATGTATCCAAAGGGATCATCATATTCAATGCTCCTCGATGTGAATTTACGAAAAGCAAAATCACTGGCAGACTTTACATCAACAACTTCATTGTCGATGGTGCAATCAATATGACCAACTACACCATTAACTTTTGTTTTCTTCTGTAAGTTATCTACTTTGTGTCCTGCTTCTTTAGCTAAGAAGATTACAAGTTCCTCAATGATTGAACCATAGAGAAACTTTATTAACGTAGCCCCTGAGTAACTCTTTTTAATCTTTGGACCACGAATTTCCATCCAGATTTTACGGTCTGGCTTACCAATTGAAGACATTCGTAAAGTTTTTTCACCACTATCTCCTCTCTTTTCTTCCATCTGTTTGATGACAGCATTACGAATACCCTCCAAGAGGGCATCCAAGTTATCCTTGGACACCTTCTTGTTGGAAGTAACACGATCATAGATATCTGGAATTAATTGTAAAATGTGCATAGTTGCCCTCACCCTCGCCTACTATACGTCTTGATCATACGAGAATATATTCCCTCATCACAAGCCCTGATACTCATACTACTAAGCTAGCTCGTCGTCATCATCATCAAAGTCTGTGTCTTGCCTGAACTCGATAAGACTGACGACTTGAACTTTATTAAGATACAAGGATGTTCCGTTCTTGTCAACAAATCCATGAGTCTTATTAAAGGCTACTTTTGCTTTGACTTCACTACCATTACCGATAAGAGTTTCCTGGTCTACCTGTCTTTTATCAGAGTCAATGATCGGTACAATATACTTTGATCGTGCAGTAACATATTCTCCACGATCATCTTCCTTATTTTTAAGGTTAACACCATGAGAAGAGAGTACATCTTTACTCTTCTCGGAGAGTTCACCAATGTCCATTTGATACTTATCAGAATACTCATCCCTACGGTTGAGCTTAGTCCAAAAAGCTTTACCTGATATAACGGCAGTCTCTCTCGCTACGCTAGTCATTATAATTTCTCCTTAATACTGGTTGATGATATACTCTACTACACTCACGCTTGGTTGTCAATAAAGAATTCTCCTTTCAGACAGTTAATTTTACTTTCTTAATAGACTCTACAGGAATTGAATAGAATTGTTCTCCTTCTCTAACGTATCTATTAGGGACTTCAACGACGCTACCTTTTTCCTTGATAGTATAATCAGGAATGATCCACATTTCTTTACAGTCTTTTCTAAATATAAAAAATGTTAAATCACTTTCAATTGCATCTAGTAATTTCTTTTTACGATACGGTATCCTTACATCTTTCCAAGAGGTAGGCCATTCACCTTCCCAAGAAAGTTTAATTTCAACCTCACTAAATGTAACAATACCTCCACCAGATATACTTTTTACATCACACTTATAATCTTCTTTACTATCATGTACGATATGATTTTTACTACGCAAATACTTTTTAATTTTTCTCTTAGCTTTGCCGTCAGTTTGATCATACAACTTTCTATCGAAAGGTTTTGTTAATGTGTTTGTGCCCATGTTACTCCAATTTTTGCATCTGCATTCAAAGGAACTTTCATACTGAAGTAAGGTGACACTCTTACAATACAAGGATCAGCTAAACTAACAAGTTCTTCAGCATCATCCTTGTGTACCTCGTACTGCTGTTCATCATGAATTGTGTTGACCAAATAAGCTCTTAACTTTCTACTTCTAATCTCTTCATCTAAAAAGATTGCCCATTGTTTACAACAGATAGCACCCCCACCTTGAAGTAAAGTATTAAGAGCAGCATGAGGATGTCTAATCATCATTCGTCTACCGTCAATGCCTCTAATGTATCCTCTTGTTGCAAATTTTTGTACGTTCTTAACAAGACTAGCAAGTTTAGGAATACTTGTCAAGAACTTTTCTCTTAACCTTTTACCCTGTTCTGCTGAACCATTAATAATGGAGCCTATCTTCCGATCACCGGCTCCATAAATAAACGCATAGATAAAAGTCTTGGCTGCTGTTCTGGTAGGAAGTCCAGCTAACTTTTGATTATAAGTATGAGGATCACCTTCTACAACTTCATAGATGTATTCTTCATCATTCATATAGTTAGCTAACATTCTTAGTTCGAGACCTTTAGCATCCATTCCTACAAGAACATATTCATCATTAGAAACAGTCCAACATGATCTACATTCTTCACCGTAAGGTTTATTGTTAGCTATAATATTAGCCATGTTAGGTTCAGAATGTACCATACGTCCTGTTACTGCACCCATTGTGATAACCCGGCCATGCACTCTATTATCTTTATCAACTACACTGATCCAGCTTTCGATAGTCTTGGCTCTAGTCTTTAACATCTTCCACTCTGCTAGTCTCTTAATCTCTTCTGGTGCTGAAGAAGATATAGTTTGTAAGTTTCTTTCACTTATCTTAGGTGATCCTTTAGGAGTAAATTCTACAGGCTTCCAACCATACTGATTTAATCTCTCAATGATTTGCTTTGGTGATGCAAGATTAAATTTCTCAAACTCAATTGCAGAGAAATCACCAGCAATAATACCGGCGTCATAATTCTTTAATCCTACGTTAGAACGTGTGCCATCTTTCTTGATCTTTAATTTAACATCTTTAATAAACTTTGCTTTCAAAGAAACCTTACTCAAGATATTATCTTCTATGCTCTTTGCTTCTGTTACTACTTCCATCATTAACTTATGTGCTTTTTCTACATCAAGATAGAAACCATGTCGTTCTTGTTTGTTAAGAACATGTCTAATTTTATGTTCTAATTTTATAGACTTATCAGAAAAATCTCTTCTCTCTATGTCCATCAGGTAATGATATAGCTTATAAGTTATTTCAACATCGTTAATGCAATACTTTAACATATCATTATTAAACTCTGAGAAGTCTAGGTATTCTATCTTTTCTAAATCGAGTCTCTTACCCCAAGCAGCAAGGGAATGTTTACCTTCTCTATCAGGATTAAATAAAGCAGATAACAGAAAGGTGTCTACTATCTTTGACAAAGGAATACAAGAGTTCCATAGCCTGTTCAGAACTGGTGCATCAAAGGATACAATGTTGTGTCCTACAAGGATATCATAATTCAAGATGAACTTATTAAAGACACTGGCTTTAGTAAAGTAATTGAATGTTTCTGTCTGTCCATCTTTGCATACTACAACATGTATTTTTTCTGCATCTAATTTATCTGTCTCTATATCGAGAAATAATATCTTCTGCATTTCTCTCTGCTTCTTCTTCTGTTTCACCAGTTGATATGATAGTCCACCTATACGGATGTTGAAAGTATGAAGTTATATTTTTAAGGTATGTCTTCCAATTTTTCTTATCCCATTCTTCCAAGACAGACAAATGAATTTCAGCCCATGTTCTATAAAGGTCATCAATTCCTTTTTTTGTTTCTACCTTGTTTATAGTGTTCATTAAATTTATCCTTCTTCTTTTTATAATATTTACTTTTTAGTAATCTATTCCATTTCCATTCTTTCTTACTCCTCTTAGGAAATGATAGGTTTTCTTCCGTATTCCTCATCGTCTATTTCCTTTTCTTTATTAGCCCAGATAAACTGTATACCACAACTACTGGTAACTTCCTGTAATAAGGTTGAATGATCTATGATAAGTTTATTTACTAAATTTATAAAAGGATCTGATACATTAATATTCTTTTTAGAGTTTAACATACTAACTAATCTTCTATATTCACTACTCGTTAAATTAAAATAAACAATAGGAGTATCCATAATATTTTAGTATCCTTCTAACTTGAAAATAACTTTTCATATTTTTCATGGCTTTGTTTAAGTTTATTCCACTGTGACATTCTTATCCGTGAACGAGTTACAAAAGTCTCAATAGGATCTCCTGGATGATACGATAAATGTACCCATTTGCGTCCTTCCTTGACGTATACTTTCCTCATTCCTGATCCTATCCTTGGAGATTCATTAAGAAAATATACTCTGTAAGGTTTACCATATTTCTTTTGTTTAATCAAGGCCCATTCTTCATATCTTTTTCGTGTCTCTTCTAAGTAATTTATCTTATGTATTTTCCTAGGTCTACCACGTTTCTTATATCTTTTAAGAAAGTCTGGTATAGCTAATAGATCATGCATGTTCTTCAAGATACTCTTCTAGTTCTTCTCTATCGTATCCCATTTCAATAAAGTTATCGATTAAAACATTAAAACTAATTTCACCATACTCATGCATTTGGATATACTCATTAATTTTTCCTAACCATGTATCTAACTTATATTTTTTCCAATGTTCTTCAAACTGTACAATGTTATCCATTGTTGTATTCCTTTATTAAAATAATATTACACACTAGTATAGTTCGCACTTCCCTTCACCGGCATCGGTACTATAGAATGTTCGTTTGATGCCAACCTCCTGTATCAACTCAGCACAGACATCACATGGCTTGCTAAGAGCCAGAGTATTATTCTTTAGCACCCTTGCGATGTACAAGTCAAGTCCTTCACAGTTATCAACACCCGCTCTAATGATTGCGTGTTGTTCCGCATGAAGAAACGGCCACTCTGTTCGCCTACTCATAAGAGGGTGGGTCTTGTAGCTATTCGTTCCAACTGACACAATACTATTCTTATGAACCAGTACTGCACCTAGTCGAAATTTACTTTTCATGCCAACACCATTGCCTGTCATTGCTACTGCATGAGCAGCAGTAATAAATTTTTTCTTCATTAGTTAGAATTTCTTTCAATTTTCTTATCTTCTCTACGACTGTAAGGCTTTCTACCTTTCTTGCTAGGTACAATTCTTTTTCTAAATAACTTCCACTCTCTTATCTTGGCGTAAGGACTTTTGCTAGTCATTTCAAGTAACCTAACATACACCATCCCTATCATAATTAATTTATTCTTAATTCTATTTCATCATCTTCATAATTCATAAACTCTGATAAGTCTCCTCTTGAAACTTGTAACATAAGTTCTATTAAGTATTGCCAAGATACATCCACTAGTGATTCACCATACAAGTTACCATTAACAAATAAAGTTACAACAGGTCCAGGACTTTCCTTATCTTGAAGAGTCTCAGGAGTATCAAATCCATCAGAAGTTGTTGTGAGAGCTACTGATACTCCCTCAAATAAAACTAACTCACATTCTTTAGTAATAGGTAATCTTACTGTAGAGTTTATCATTTAATATCCCTTATATTATATCAAACATCCACAAATTGTCTGAACTATAGCTGTAGTTATTATATACATTATATATAATAATAATCCTATAATTATTATAATTCCTAAAACAAAATAAAATAAATCAAGTAACTGTATAAATTTATTTTTCATAAACTCTACTGAGTTTCATGGTGCCAAGATCGAAGCCACCTTCTATCAGTATCTGACCTAGAACTCAACCAACGAGAAACATCTTCATAGGTTGTTTCGTTGTGAAACTTTCTATAACTAGGATGACCACCACTTCCTGCATGGATAGCATCTAGCTTTCCTCGTCTGGCTGCACCATGCAAGATATTCAGTGAAAGCCCAGTTGATTGTTTAATTTCCTTGAAGGTTACATATTCATTCATGTCACTATCTTTTCTTTATAGATTTCATTTGTTACGATATCTAAAGATCTACTATTGTACCCTCCAACATTCCATTCTGTTATCTCTTCTACTTTTCCTTTGCCTGTATATGATGGGCCATTTTTCCAATTGTAGATAGTGAACACCACGTTGTCAACTTCATCTCTCTTTTCAATAAAATGCCACTCTACATCAGTCTTATTATCAAACCTAGTGTCAAGTGGTGCTGTTCTTTTAACGTGTGGCTCTCCAAATATCTTAGTCAGTTTATTATAAGAAATTTCTAGATTTCCTTGCAAGGTAGTACCTGTTATATCTCTTGTTGGTATCATTATCTATTCCCTTTTATAGTACATTCTATTAAATTAGGGTAGTCATATTCAGCTTGTCTCTTACTCTCATATTCCTCCTCACATATCCATTCACCAGTACCATTACATGATTCACATTGTACTTCAAGGATAGAATAATCTTTACCTTCAGAATTATCTACTACTCTCTGAGAATAAATTGTACCACTACCTGCCTCACCACTTTCGTATTCTTTTGTGGTGGAACATTCTGGACAAGGTAAGACTATCTCAATAAGATACATCTGCTCATCACCATGTATTGGTTTCATTTTCTTCTAGTCTTTCTCTAAATCTATAATTCGATTGGTTAGCCACCTCATTACCATTTTATATTCTATATCATCCTTATCTGTTCTACATAACTCAAGGATTTCTATCTCTTGTTTTAATATAAAGATTATATTGAATGTATTGCTATCCATTTGGAAGTTCCTTCTCTAGAGCAACAGCTATAGTAATAAACTCATCTACTTGTTCTTTACTATCTCTAGATAAACTATATATCATTTTTCTTAATACTTTATTCTCTTGTTTTAATTCTATATTATATTCATCTGGAACTTTACCATAGCCCACAGTTCTATCCCATTGTCTTTGTGTATATTTATCTTCAGACATTAAGCTGATCCCAACTTACAGGAAACAAAAGTGTAATGATATTACTAATCATTTGTGCTACCTCTTGAGTTTCTTTTTGTGTATGACTATCCAATCTTAGCTTACACATACGGCTGTATGCCAACAAGGAACCTGTCCATATCCATTCTGTATAGGTTGCTTGAGGTAACACCATCCTTGCCTGTTCTGGAGAACATCCCTCTAATACCATCTTGTTGTATATAGTATATAAACCTTTCAAATGATTTTTAGACCACAGAATGTCACCCGATTTATATTCTTTATCAGAGCTACCTTGTTTTACATTATCTGCTTTCTTCCTCCATTTATCAGGCCAATAAAACTCTGGTTCGGTATCAACATACCTACGACTTACCTCATTCCAAGCAAATCCTACTTGATGTTTAGCTAATTGTCTAGCTACGAAGATAGGTGCCTTGACACGTAAGCTTATTTGTGGGTGAGCAAAAGGAGACCAGTGTTC